TTGGCATTGGATCTGCCGATTTTGCCCCTTTGGTTACTACATTTTCCATTTCGTTTAATTTTGACCAACGGACATTTAATTTTAGATTTAAAATAATCTATATTTATTTATAATGTTACAGATTTGCTAAGAAATCTTGGAATAATCCAAGTTTATGCTCCTCTAATTTGTTTTGATCAACTAAAGTGTTGATTTTCTTTGCAGTTTTTTCTGCAAGTTGTTCGCGAAGAATTCCTCCTTCCCAAACCCATTCTTTTCCTTCCATTATTCCTGATACAAATGCGTCAGGTGCTGATGGATCAGCAACAATATCAGCAGCGGTTGCTAACATAAAATCTTCACCGACAACTTTGCATCCAGATGCAGTGTCTTCTTTAAGTGAACCGACACCACGAGACGAGACTCCGAGGGTAACTCCTTCTCCAATTAAATTGGATGCAATCTTACCCATTGGTGTTGAAAGTAATTGTGCTTTACCAACAAAGTTTTTACCTTCTTGACGAAGTGAAGTTATCTTATGTGATACACGATCTAAGTTAACAGTAGGGCCATCTGGATGTCCGAGTTCTCCAAGTGCTCTACCTTTGTTAACGAACTGTTCGTTATAACGATTTACTTCTCTTGCAAGCGTACTTACAGGGTATAATCTTCCGTTGCGATTTTTGATATCTCCTTGTAAGAAAACACCTTCAATGTACAACTTTTTATTTGCACCTTTGCCCTCAGAAATAAACTTAACTTTTTGGACTTCTTCTGTAATTAGTTTCATTTGTTTAACCAGTAAATCCTACTTTTGCACCTTTCACAGCAGCGTTAGCAGCAAACACCGCTTGTTCTGGATTCTTCTCCAAGAACTCTACGGTACCTCTTAGTAATGTAAAGGATCCTACAGTGCTACCATTTGCTGCAGTTGCAAGTGTTACTAAATGATCTGCATTTGTTGCAGTATTAACTAAACGAACAACTGTTGCTCCAGAAAATGTCGATGCTGTTCCAACATTAACTGGTAGTGCTGCCTCTGCTCCCTTTACAAGAGTTCTTTGAGTCATTATTCTTCCTCTTGTGGTTCAGTATCTACCTCAATTTCATCTTCAATTTCATCAAACATTGCATTACCTATTTCAGGTCGAAGATCTTCAACCCTCTTGGCCGCTTTTTGATATAGTAGATCTTTAAGTTCATCTGAAACCTTTGCAGGTTCAGAATCCATCGCAATCATGTCAATAATGTTTTCCATATTTAGATTAGGTATATATTTTATTTATATCTGTTACTTTTTGGTGTCTAAACATACTCAACCCACCCTGTAAGGATGTATTTTGTTTCGTGTGGAGCATTTACTCCAACATGCATATGTGTCCAACCTGCTGGCCAGATATAAAGATCTCCAGAAATTGGTTTCGTTATGAAGTCTTGATGTATAAAATGTGTCCCACCTCCGACTTTAATATCATTCAAATAAATCATCCATGCAAAAATACGATTTTGACAAGTACTACCCACATCACAATGTATAAGATCATAATAATTATTTGGTTCATATTTTGACATTTGACATGTAGGACTCACATGCCATCTTCCTATGCTTGAATCAATCAAAGGAAATTTATTTTTATACTGATATAAAATATTTTCTAAGGTATTTTCTAAACCAAAATTATTGGGATTGGGATTTTTAAAATCAATATCTAAACCTATTTCTAAGTTATTTAATTTTTTATTTCCTGCTGATCCTTGTTTTGCAAGATTTAAATTTGTTTCAAAATAATCAATAAGAAAGGTGCATGATCTTTTAGGATATGCACCCTTTACTAAATGTATAAATTGCACTAGATCTCTGCTGATTTTGTATCTTGACTTAATTGTGCATCAGTAACTGCACCTTGTGATTCTAAATCATCGTCCAATGGAACATCACCTAAATCTCCACCAGTTGGTTCACCTGTAATTGGATCAACTGCATTTGGATCTGGAAGTATACCATCTTTAATTTCTTGTTCAATCTGCTCATCAATTTCTGCAATCTCAGTGTCAGATTGACGAAGAACTTTCTTACGAAGATATTCAGTTGAATAATACTTACCAAGATATGGTTCAACAGTTGCTGCAAGACCTAATCTTTCATTCATCATTTCAGATTCTTTGAGTTCTGCAAACTGATTATCATATAAGAAATCATACTGAATATGATCACTCATTGACTCCCAATCTTCTGGAGTAATAATATTTTTTAGAATTAGTTGAGTTCTCAACATGTCATTAAACATGTTTCCAAATCTCTTTCTTAATCTTCCAACAAACTTACTAAACTTAAGTTCATCTCTTAAAATCTCAGATGATCTTCCTAAATTAAATCCACCTTCAGATGCGATTCTTGATTCTGGAACTCCAAGTGCACGATATAATTTTTTCTGGAAGTATTCAATATCAGATAGTTCACCTAGATTTTGTCCACCGGGAAGTGTTGTGATTTCAGTTCCACGACCACCTTCTCTTCTTGGCAACCAGAAATCTTCCATCATTGACATGAACTTACGATCATCTCTTACTTCACCAGTTTGAGCATTGTAAGTTAACTTGTTACGATAGCGACTCATCACTTCTTTTAAGTATTGCTCTGCTTTTACCTTTGGAAGATTACCAACATCAATGTAAAATATTCTTCTTTCTGGTGCTCTTGATAAACGATAGATAACAAGACTATCTTCAATCATTCTTAATTGATTCAGTGCTTTGATTGCCTTGTGCATGTATGATAAACAAGTTCCCTTGTTTCTATCAAATAAACCTGATGTCACATAAGTGATTGAATCCTTTGCAATCTTAATGTTTTTCTCACGACCTGATGATGCAGGTGACATTACACCAATTGGATAATTTGGTTTTGGTGTGTAGATATAATACTCTTCTATATCAGGATAAGCATTCTTCGTAACATCTTTGACATTACTTAAGTCAACTATACCATTTCCATTTCTACCATTTCCTTGTTTCTTCTCTTGCCTGACGAATTTCATCTTCATCGGGTCAATATATCTTAATTCTTGTATTCCATCTTGAGGTCTTTTGACATCAATAACTTTCATATAGTAAAGTCTTCCGTCAATATACCAGTTTCTGAATATCTCATGAGACTTCTTATCAAAGTCCATGATCTCCTTTAAATGTCTGAATTCTGATCGAATCTTATCTTTTAGACCATCACTCGCATTTACGTTTGATAATTCTATTTCGATTGGTGAGTCGTAGAGATCACTCACGATCGCTTCATTAACTACATCTTCAATAGCATTGTCACATTCAGGGTGCAAAGCCATTTCACGATATCTTTTAATCAGATCGTATTCTGTTTTATATACTCCTTCTATATCAACATACTGACCATAAAAACCAGAATTAATAAAATAGTCAACCCCGTCCTCATTGTTCTGAGGAACGGGGGCGACTACTGAATCAGGTTTTTTATCTGAATCATCAATAGAGAAACCAAATAGTTTAGGCATTGTATAACGTCTTTATATTCTATTATACACTATTTATCAAATAAATCAACGTCTAGTTGATTGCCTCTCCACCGGCATTAGCTCCGGTGCCCTTAATTGCTTCCCACCACTGAACTTGGAATTCAACGGTAAACTCTTCAACACTGTCAACTGTTTCGTAACTTAGGTCGATTGCACTGATGTTTGTTGGGAATACATCATGGAACTTATAGGTTCTAAGTGTAGATCCATCTCTGTCTAATTGATGAACATATGCATCTGGTTGATACAATGCTGGATCTTGTGCTCCAGTTGCATCTTCCATACTATTAATGAAGTCCATCCATTTTTCCATAGCGGAACGAATGGAGAAGTCAACATCATTAATAACTGTTACTGTCCATGTATCAAAGGTTCTGTCACCGGCAATCTTAAGTATCCTACCTCTGAAGTTAACTTCAATAGGTGTGATATTAGATGCAGGTAATAGAGCAGCTTTCACTAAGAACCTTGATTTTTCTTTTACATCGTTCTCGATCGCGATTGGATCGGGAAAGACCAATTCCACCTCAAACAGGTTCGGTCTTGCACCGCCACCGGCCATCTTGCTCTTGAAGTCGGTGATCGTTCTGAGTGGTGGTCTGTTAAATTGGGTTGCCATTTTCTTTAATTACCTCTAGTTAAACAGTTCCAATAACTTCATCGAACGAGATGCCAGTTCTTGTGGCAACGAATGTAAGACCAATAAAGTTAATTGACCTTGCAGGTTTAATGAAGATGTCTGCGACAAACTCATTATTATCTATGATGGCAGCAGTGTTATTTGTTTCATCACAAACAACTCTGAAGTCAAAGATACCTCGTTTGGACTGAACATCACGAAGGAATGGTTCAACAATGTTCACAAAGTTAGTTCTTGTGATTTCGTCGTTGAACTCAAAGAGTTGATCTCTAGCAGCTGCTGAGATTGCCTCCTCAAGGAATATAAACAATCTGCGAACGTTGATACGATCAAATGCAGATGCTTTTCCGAATCCAGTTTTGTCACCAAATAGAACAATACCTGCTCCGGGTGAGAATATTACTGGGTTGATTCTATTTGAGTAAAGTACATCTCTCTGAGTTTGATTCGGAGTATATGCAAGTTTTACTGCATTTAGAATTCCACCTCTTGCGGTTCCAGCGGGTGAGAACCAAGGGAAGTTGTTGATGTCATTTCTAGCACATGTTCCAGCAATGTCACCATTGAGTGGTACATATCTGAATGTGTCAGAGAATCTATCAAACATATACTTGTATCCACTATCGAATACAGCATATGAAGATGATGTAATCGGAGCAAAGAATCCAACCACATTATCTGTGATGTCTGCACCAGAATTAAGAGTTCCTGTTCCAACAGCAGAGTCATTTAAGAATGCTCCTCTGTTTGGTGAGATGAATGCTACAACATCTTTTCTTAATTCAGCGATTGAAATGAGTTTGTTTGCGATTGCCTGTGCTTCGTATTGTGGGTAGTTTGCTGAACCCATTAATAAGAAGTCAATATCAAACTCTTCTTTGTTCTCAAACAAATCATAACCGGCAGTGATTCCACCTATACTTGCAGTCATTGCACCAGCAGTCTGGATTCCTGTCTGTCCGTTATAGTTCTTACCACCTGTTAAAGTGACTGTTAAAACACCAGATCCTGCATAAGTGATTCCTTGTGCATCCTGATCCCATGCGTTATCAGTTTCTTTTGTAAATCCACCAAATTCAAATGATGTTGTGGTAATTCCAGAAGAAGCAGCAGTTGGGCCACCCATTCCAAAAATATTTGTTGAGTTATTATAAAGATATTTTCTCCAGTATGAAGGAGATCCAGCAGAGAACTCAGCGTCTTTTGCTTTTGAAAGACCTAAATGCTTCTCAAGAACTGTTCCTGCATTTCCTGTTACTTCACCTTTGTCGTCAATTACGACTACATGAACTTCGTCATGTCTTGAACTTCTTGCAGCAGCGTATGCTGAAGTTCCGGGTCTCTCTGCAAGTGTGTTCCAGTTAATAGTAGAGTTACTTAAAGTAATCTTCTGCTGATCAAACCAGTCTACCTTTGCTGATACAGTTGTTGTGCTACCACCACCAGTATTGGCAGTCATATTGTAACTGATCACTCCAGTTTGGAATTCGTAAACTCCACCGGGTTGGTAATCTTTAAATGTTTCAATACCAGCAGCAGAAACATGTGATACAAACTTAACACCTGCTGTGGTTCCATCAACTTCAGTGACGATACCTTTAAAGTATCCGTCAAGAACTGTAGTTGATCCCGCACCGGGTAGAACTAATCCCTGTGGTACTGCTTGAGTAACACCAGCACCAACTGTTAATGTTGATATACCAACTGTAAGTTGTTGGTCTGCTTTTCCATCAATGATTGCTACCTTAATACCATTTGCCCAAGAACCGGGGTTTCTTGCTGCGACAACTGTATTAGATAAAGCATTAAGATCATAACCTTTGTTATTATAGTCTTGTGAACTTAATATTTTGATTTCAGGTGATCCGTCATCAGTTGCGTTTTTGAGGTCGTCATCATCCGATCTAACAACACTTAAGATACCACCATATGAAAGATATGATGAAGCAGTCAACCAATATTCATAGTGCTTGTCTATGTCAAGTGGTTCACCGAAGTTATCAATTAAGTCTTGTTCGTTCTCAATTGTAGTTGGTTCATTGACTGGGCCTTTTTGGAAAGGTGCCACGATAGCACCAGCCTTTGTGGTAGCAGTGTCTACTCTACCAATAGTCAGGTCAACTTCTCTTACAACGAGTCCGGGAGATGCTAAATTTAGAGGCATCTTTTTTTCTCCGTAATGTCCAGAATTAATCTGAAATTATTTATTGAAAAGGGTATTTTCAGTGGGGAAACCGTGCGTGAACTACCAATCTGGATACTCCCACCTGTTACTTATCTTCTTCTTTGATTTTTTCACTCTTATCTTTGTACAGTCCTTACACTCATATGAATAAGAAGATAAGGTACTTCGATTCTTTCTTGTGACATAAAAATCGTCCATGAGAGTTTTAACAACCCCACAGACGCGACATTTTCTTTCTGTGAATAGTAGATGTTCTAATTCTATCTGATCATCTAAGTCCATTATGTAATACTGATGGTTTGTGATCCGTCTTTGTTATCAGTAATTACAATCTTCTTACCCGGAAATGATTTAGATAATATCCTTCTAAGTTTCAGATGTTTCAGGGGATTTTGCATCACTGACTTCCTTTAATGATTTATATGCTAATTGAATTCCCTTGTGTTGCAAGACAATTAGTTTTGCTTGTGTCATTTTCTTACTATAGAAAACAACAGTTTCATTTAATCCTGAGTCTCCACTCATAGTTCCTCCTTTAAACGACTTTTATATCTCTACTCTACTTCCGAATCTATCACATAACCTAATTATTTACAAGTTTAATGTTTGCTTTAGATTCATATTTGTAACAATTTTAGTAGTAGTCCCACATATATGACCTGTCTCCATACTCATCAGTATGCCATCGATCTCCCGAACTGTCAACAAAAGAGGTATCATCCAGACCATCTGATATAAAACCAAAAGGTGCCATATCCTGTTCAATTTGATTTCTCTGTTCCTCATACAGTCTCTTTCTGATATCATTATCAGTCATCTCTTTGAAGTAATCCTGTGCAACCAACCATGCAAATATTACAAGACACATTGCTAAGTCATCATTACATCCCTCTTCTGCCTCAAATGAGTTATGTTTTTGTGAGAAAGTTGTCAATTCTGATATGATCTCATAATCCTTTACCATAATCTTATCATCTTCAAGAAGAGTTT